TTTGACCGCGGGTTCGTGCCTACCAATGTGAACGACACGGTCGAAAAACCCGTGACCGTTTCCATTGCAGTCACTGTCCGCCCCGGTTTGTCCGAGGCGGCCGTGAAGGCTTACGTCGTGGAAGCACTTACTGAAAGTGCCCAAACGGCTGCCAACATGGCATGGACGGGGGACGTGTACCTGGGGGACTAGTCCTCCAGGTCGACGCTCTCGACCTTGTTTTCATTACCCAAACCTCCATGGAGATCTTATGTCTAAGAAGACAAATGCCGGTAAATCCGGAAAACTGGGTTCCAACCCATCCATCAAGGCGTTTCAGGTAAAGCCTGTTTCAACTGCGACTATCGCCGCAATTATCCTTGATGAACTCTCTCGTGAGTACGGCGATGTAGGTAACTACCTTGATGCAGTAGACCTCCTTAACCAAGGTGAAATCTACCTTGCATATCTCGCCGTCCAACAGCGTAACAGTGCTATCTGTGTATGCACTCCTCGCCAGGCTTGGGTTACTGCCCAGGCTGAGGCCGCTGTTAAGAAGCTAATCGACCCTGCTTATGACAGATGGCCCGCTACGCGGGCCGCTTGGTTTACAACCGAGCATCGATGCTTGCGCAACAATCAGCGTTTTGCTGTTATGCGCTCGCGTATCTCTGCCGGAAAACTTCCGACAAAGATAGCCGATATCAATAAGTTATGCCGACGCTTCTATGAAGCTCTGACCTTCGCCTTAGGCGACTCCTTTCCTACAGAAGATGTCTGTGAATCTGCGTACTACGGTCCAGGTTCTACAGTCGGAATCCGTGGGAGGGAGGTGCATTACGTTCGAAAAGTGGAGACTTTCGAATGTGGCGCATTGGCTAGAGAGATGGCAGTAGAGGCCCTACGGCACGATCGTGCCGTCTGGGCGCAGGTCGGATGCGACCCGCACTACTCGACAAACCCTGATGCAATAGAGGGGTTTAAGCGAGTGACACGAGAGCTACTGTCTCAAGCCGGAGAGCCATCTGACCGGCTGATGTTCATTCACAAGAACATCACGGCGCTTCGATCCATCGGGGCGCAGCCGACCAGCTCAGGTATGCTTCAACTTGGAGTCCACTCCATTGGTGTGCATATCCTGCGCAATCTGGGTATCGACCTGGAAGACCAAAGTCGGAATCAGAAGGGTGCATACTTAGGTTCCCGTGACTGGGAGTCTGAGAATCCTTACTGCACTCTGGACAAATCCAACGCGTCTAACTTGTTAGCGCTAGGGTTGGTCCAGACATTCTTTCCCCCTGCCTGGGGGAAGGCTCTTTGTCGTCTACGTACTACCTCTTATGAGGCGCCCCCAGAGCTGGGGGGTGGTACACATTCCTATCATATGTATGCAGGTATGGGGAATGGGACGACATTCTTTGTGGAGACGCTAGTCTTTTGGGCAATCGCCTATGCGACCAGTGATCACGAAGAAGTAGGGTCCTTTGTGAAAGAGAAAGCTTACGCCATTTATGGCGATGACGTTGTGCTACGTCGGGACCACGCAATCCGCTACCAGCGGTTTGCGACGTTCTTGGGCTTTCAATTTAACAAGGAGAAAACTTTCCTGGAGGGGCCATTCCGGGAAAGCTGTGGAGCCGACTACTACATGGGCGTAAACGTTCGCCCTGCCTATCCGTC